GCTAAGTTTAGTGCGCCGCCACCTGCATTTCCTTGTGCATATACACCGGTTCCGCCCGGCATGCTTGTTCTATTAACACGGGCTCCACCACCTGATCCACCTGCTCGGCCAGCATTGGTTGAAATTCCAGAGCCACCGCCGCCACCACCCACAGCAATAATATTTGCAAAATTACTATTTTGTCCGTTATTTCCAGCATCAGCGGTTGTAGTACCACCTTGTCCAACTACAATAGGATAAGTTTGACCTGGAGTGACAGCGACTGATGTTGAATAAACAACTCCCCCTGCTCCACCACCACCGCCAAGATCACTGCCACCACCACCACCACCAGCTACTACAAGTGCTTGTACTGAGGTAACACCTGAAGGGCAAGTCCATGCGCCACTATCTAAGAATGTTGCAATTTGTGGTACACGATAACGAAGTATGACTACACCACTGCCACCATGGCCGCTGTTTTCACTGCCTGGTGCGTCTGCTTGTCCGCCACCGCCTCCACCCGTATTTGATGCTCCGTTCTGGCCTTTGCCAACTGTTGAGCTGTTTTGATCTGCAAATCCAGTTCCGCCCCCGCCAATGCCACCTAATCCTGGATAAACGGTTCCTAAATTATAATTTTGGCTTGATCCGCCGCCACCACCGCCATAGTATTCTAAGTTGCCAGTGATTGCGTATGCAACACCAGCACCACCGTTGCCTGCATAGTATGTTGTAGACGTGCTACCAGGTGCCCCTGCACCACCACCACCACCGCCTGTCCATGTGGCACTTCCGCCACCGCCGCTAGTAACTATACCAGCGCCGCCAGCATTACCTTGGCCTGCAATGCCAGTACCTCCTGAATCTGAATACTTGCCGCCGCCACCACTTCCACCAGGGCCGCCAACTCTATAACCAGCTGTTGGACTTTCACTTCCGCCAAAGCCGCCACCTGATGTTGATAAAGTTGCTTGACGTACACTGATATAACTAATGTCAGTGGCTTGTTGTGTCCCGCCGCCAATTTGTAAATCTATCCAAGTAGTTGTTGATGTTGCTGTAAATGTTGTGCTGTAAAATCCTGCACCAGAAACACCGTTATCTAAACTATCTCTAGTGTATGTTGTAAAAAATGTAGCGTTTTGTTGTCCAAATTGACTTGATCCTGCAAATAATCTAAACTGCTTGGCTACATCGCTTATTACTTTTACTACTACAATGTAAGTTGTACCTATAACTGTTGTAATTGTTTGACTTGCTGAACCGTTAACTGCCGCATTTGGTAGAATTCTAAACGTGCCAGTTGACGGAACTGACAATGTTGCTGTTGTTGCTGTCCATCCGGTAGTCACAGTAAATGCACTACCATTAGTGATTAGTTCAGTGCCAGTGCCAATGCCACTGCCAAGACCGTTTTGTGCAGAAACAGTGCCGCCGTTTGTTGTGCTACCAGTGCCGCCGCCGCCAACACCTATCGTATATGTTGATCCCGGAGTGACAGTTACTGCCGAACTGTAAACAACTCCGCCGGCTCCACCACCGCCGCCACCTGTTCCATTACCACCACCACCACCACCAGCTACTACAAGTGCTTCTACCTGTGTTACACCCACAGGCACCGTCCATAAATTAGTTGAGTTAAATTTCTGTACAACTACAGAGGCATTTGATACTACTGCTAGTTGGCGATTTGTGCGCTTGTATTTGACAACTACAACGCCAGAGCCGCCGGCACCACTACTTGATGCGTCAGTGCCACCGCCGCCGCCACCGCTTCCAGTGTTAACTGCGCCAACACCACCGTTAGTGCTGGTTCTTCGACCACCGCCTCCACCAATACCACTTCCGCCCACGGATACTCCAGTTGCATTAACGTTTGTGGCTCCGCCGCCTCCACCTGCATACACCGTATTGGTTCCACTAATATTAAAGTACAATCCAGGGCCGCCACTACCGCCTACTGATGTTGAAGCTGTTCCAGTGTTGATGCCAACTCCACCTGGTCCGCCTGCACCGCCACCGCCGCCACCTGCTTCGTAGCCGCTGCCGTTTACAGAACTTGAAACACCGCCTGGAAAACCTTGACCTGTTATCCCCGGTGCTCCAGCTGTTGCAGTTGAATAATGATTTCCACCACCTGATCCACCAGTGCGACCGTTGATTCCGTTAACATATTCTGCTGAACCAGCACCACCACCAATTGCAATTAGATTACCAAATTGACTATTTTGTCCGTTTGTTCCAGCGGCAGTCAGTCCAGTTGCGGCTCCAGCGCCGCCTGCGCCTACCACTATGGGATAGGTAGTTCCTGGAACTACGGGATAACTTGCATTATATAACAATCCGCCTGCTCCACCGCCGCTACCACCTCCCTGTGCATTGCCGCCTCCGCCTCCGCCAGCTACCACTAACACTTCTACGCTGGTAACATCTTCTGGACAAGTCCAGTTGTAGTTTGAACCCACGTTGGGAAAACTTTGTACGGTAAATTGATCGTCGATTGAGGTTTGATTTTCTAACTGTGCCAGTGTGTATACTCCACTTCCTACTACACCTGTAGTGTCTTGTGCTCGAGTAACTGCGGCACCGGTTGTAGGAATATAACTGGTTGCACCTAAAGAATTAATTTCTAACTGTGCGCCCCACATGTATACACCTGTAGATCCATTACCAGCTTGAGTTAATGTTACTGATCCATTAACATTGGCACAGCCCATTATTGGTCCAGCATTGCCCATGCTGGCTGAAGCAAATGTAAATGTAGTTGCACAACGGTACCAACCATTACCCACATTGGTAATAGTTCCTCTAAATCCTGTACTGGTACTTCCTACAGTTCCGGCGCTTAAATCAAACCATACACAACTAGCGTTGTTGTTATCAGTACCCATAAACACATACTGGTATCCAACATATTTAAAAAAACATGACCATGTATAAGTTACACCATTTGTAAATGTATAGGGCCAATATGCTCCGCCACTTACACTGGTTTGACCATTAACCACATAAACCAAATCTGCTGTGGTATTGCCATCTGGCGCCGTTGCGGCATTGGCAGTTATGCCAGTCCTTGATCCTAACGCAATTTTACTCCAAACGGCGTTGTCAATTTGTTCACTATAAGTTATAATATTTGTACTTGCAGGCTCAATCAACGTTGTGGGATTTGACCACCCTGTACCTGAAAAATCTGATGGGTATATAGGTGGCAAAAATGTACTTACAGTTGCACTACTATTAGTAAGTACAACAGCATTTGTACTGTTATCAATAAACGTATTATTTTGACAAGTTAATAACGCTGTTTGAGTGCCTGTAATTGCTGAAATATTTGTACCACTACTTTGTGTACTAGTCAACGGGCTTGTGGGTACTGTAAAATTGCCCGTATATACTGCTACGCCGTTAGTAATGCGAAAATTGCTAATGAATCCGTTTACATACCAAATTGGACTTTGTTGAGCCCCTATGTATGTTACTTTACTAACTGACCCTATACTATTTGCGTTTGTATAACTGCCAACACTTGTGCCGTTTACATACAATGTAATAGTTGATCCGTTTCTAACACCAGCAATATGATACCATTGTCCAACTGATATAGTAGTTGAATAAAAAGTTGTGCCAGTTGTTGTTAAGAACCTAATTGAATTATTGTTTTGAATCTGTATTAACCACTCGTCGGTAGTGCCAGTAGTCCAAGTTCCAGCCATTACATAATAACTAGAAGCTAATGAGTTTAAATAAATCCATCCTTCAACAGTAAAGTTTCCTGTTCCAAAATTAAAATTTGATCCGTAAGGTGCTGTTAGGTATGCGCTCCCATTAAAGCTAGTGCTATATCTTGTGCCAATTGGATTACCACTAAATGTATAATTAACACGAGGTTGATTTATAGGTGCAGTAACTAATGTGCCAGTCTGATTGAAATGTGTACCTGTGCTGGCGCGACTAACAAAACCACTGCTTTGTGGTTGTTTGCTACTGAGAACGCCACCTATCAAACGGTTTGCCATGGTGTGCGGTCCTTAGGTAATTTCTTCGTAGCTGATTATAACCTTAAGTTTACTAGCTGTACCTGCTTGCACGGTTAACGATGTACTGTCAGTAATGTAAATCGACGTTGATTTGTCCATTGCGATCAATGAGGCATTTGCTGGAACACTAATAGTGCTAATCATTGGAACATTTGTGCCAGTACCAGTTGTGTTAGTGTTATAATTCAATGAAAAGTTTACAGAGTTTGTGCCATCAACGTTTGACACAATAATTGTGTTGACTTTTGCCACTTTGTCAGCAGTAATACTACCTAACAACAATGTAACGCTAGTTGATGTTAAATCAACATACGTTGTTCTACCTCTAATGTCTGATACATTTACAATATTTGGGGTTGCCATGTCTTATTCCTTTTGTATATTTATCCGCCAAAAACTATCGCCATGGCAATCGCTTTTCCGGTACTTGCTGGTTTAGTTCCGTTTACCAACACATTACTGGTACTAGAACCAATATTAACTGTGGCGGTTGTTATACTGCTGAACACGTTGATTGTGCCAGTGGTCACATCTGTTGTTACATTAACAGTACCACTTGATGTTCCGGCAATTTTAAATGTGTTACCAGTAACTGTAGTACCTAATGTAACTGAATTTCCAAGACTAGTTAAACTACTTCCGGTTACATTAGCACCTAGTTCAAAGACTGTGCCGCCGCCAACATTTGCCAACACAGTTGAATTGTTAATTTTGTAGGCCGCACCAGTGCCACCGTTTACATTTAAACTTGGATTATTTACGGTAACTGTACCGCTATTTCCTCCAATACTAATCGATGTAGCGTCACCTGCAAAGTTTACAGTAGTTGCGGTTGTGTTTAATAAGTTAAAACTTGTACTTGGTGTTGTTAAACTTGTTGTGATTGCTGGACTAGTCATTGCAGGTGTAGTACCAAAACTAGTTAAGCTAGAACCGGTAATACCACTGCCCAATGTTGTGCTGGTTAATACACTAGTGCCATTAATCTCATATTGTTTGCCAGTGACAAGATTTAAATCTTCGCTGGATGTAAATGCACTTGCACTACTCAACCAAGTGATCGTTTTATCAGTTGTTCCCTTCAGTGTAATTCCACCGCCATCGGCAGTGCTGTCAGTTGCTCCGCCTACATTAAATGTTATTGATCCTAATGTGTTTGCTGAGTTACTTGCAATGGTAATTTGTGTGGCGCTGTCCACACTGGTAACTAACGGACTGGTACCAAATACACCAACGCCGCTGACTTTGGTCAAGGCCTGGCCTGGAATTATACCCACTGTGCTACTGAGACCAGTAATGGTACTAGTAGTAGCTGATGAAACAATAGTTCCAGTTAGGCCAGTTATTGCTATCACCGCACCTAGTTCAATATTTTTATCATCTACCGCCAGTGTTGCTGAATTGATTGTGGTAGTTGTACCATTAACAGTCAAGTTACCTGTAATTGTGGTGTCGCCAAATGTTGCTGGGCCACTACCAGTAACAGTTAAACTACCTGCGTTGTCTGAAAGCACAACTGTACCAATTGTAACTGATCCTGGACCAACATATATACTGCGCCAGCGATGAGTTGGATCGCCTAGATCATAAGTTATGTCGGCTACTGGTTTGATACTTTGATATGCTGAACCCAAATAGGTGCGCACTGCGGCCTGTGTTGGTACTTTAATATTACTGTTAGCACTCAGTGTGCCATCAGTTGAGAATTCATCGACTTGCGCACCTAGTTGTGCTCCAATCGAACCTAATCGCAAACTGGTCAATCCGCTCAAATTAAATGCATTTGCATTCAATGTGGCTGCGCCAGTGGCTTGGTTAACACTGAAATATTGACCTACATTAAAGTTGCCTTTTTCATCTGTTGATATGTAGTACACACGCCCCGGGAATGTGTAAACAATCTGATTGGCCTGTGTTGGTCCTTGACTTGGTACGCCTGGATAGTTAGTTGTAGCAACTCCGCCGGTGCCTATGAACAAGAAATCATGTCCAGTTAATCTAATCAAGCTGAAGTTGTAACGAATATTAGCAATAACGCCGTCAGTACTAGGTGTTACTTTCTGTTGTGCCAGTGTTACAATATACACAGTCACACTATTCACGGTGGCTGTGCTTACTGCTGATAAAATATATGCGCCAGTGTCACCTGTGGCAAACTGAATACTTGCACCGGTTTGCGGCACAGCACTCACTGAACTCAATACTAGGATGTAATTGGCCTGGCCGCCAACCGCAGTTGGAGTCATTGTTGCACTGCTAGTGCCGCCGGTGACCACGTTAGTAGTGTTAAAAGTACCGCTAGTTGATTTGTAATACAAATAACCAGTTTGTACACTGGTCACGATACCAGTTGCGCCGCTGGTTGCTTGAGTGATAGTTTCGCCTTGTTGGAAAGAACCAGTACTCACATTTGGGTTGTAGGTCAACATGCCGCCATACACTGTGCCAGTTACTGGAGTTTCACTGCCTAAAAATCCACTGCTGATAGCACCGTAAGTACCATAACTGTTGTTGCCGCTTAATGAGCGAATCTGGCCACCGCTGGTTGTTACGTAACCAATGTAGCAATAGTATGTAAACACACTAACTGCTTCAACTCTACCACCGTTCAGTACCCAAAGTCCCACACCACCGTCTTGTACTATATTATAGGCCCAGAACACCATGCTTTTGTTTCCGCTGGCATGCACACTGCCGTCCACAATTGCACCAACGCCGCCTGCGCTGATAGCTGAACAGTCTTTGATATATGGTGATTTGTTGGCAATAGGCGAAGCTGGATTCAATCGCAAATAAACACCACCGATAGTTGCGGCAGTGATATCGTTTGCTGGACTACCACTAGCAAAACCAGTCATACCAGTTAACAGCAATCCTTGAAGCATGGTCTGATCACTAAGAAAGAACATGGTACTCAAGTTATTGACCACTGGGCTGGCATCAGTACTTAGATGTCTAAATGTTAGTGTACCGCTGGGTGTTGTGTTAGGTGCCGAAGATAGTGTCAATGTGGTAGCATCTGTTACCGCTGTGACTTGTTGTGATGACGAAAAACCAGTGCCAGTGATGGTCATGCCCGCCGCAATTCCACTAGTGCTGGATACTTTTAATGTTGTGCCACTTGATCCACTGGGTACATAAGTTGCTGTTGCCGATCCTACCAGTGCGTTAATTGTGGTGTTGCGCATGCCGTCACCGATGATGGTAACATTAGCAGGAACTGTGATTGGCAATTTTTCGTTGTATGTTCCTGCTTTGACATATATTGTTGCAGGTCCTGTGATTGTATCGCAGGCCATTCTTAAAGTTTTAAATGCGGCATTAAGACTCGTGCCGTTGTAGGCATCATTACCTGTGTCATCGCTTACATAGAAAACACTACCTTCAGCGTTAGGATTCCCCCACTGAGGATAGCCATCGGTTCCAACTGTGAGTACTTGTCCGGCTGAACCTATTGGCAGTCTAGTATTACTGCTGGCACCGTAGTAAGTGATGTCGCCAGGAGTGGAGTTAGTAGATGACCCTTGAGCCATGATTTGCCAATAGCCAAGACCCAAATCTGTTGTAAAACTACTCGAACTGATGTAAGCAGTTACACAGATATAGCTTGAGCCACTAGAACTAATAGCATCATTGATAGTGTAGGCTGTGGTTGTGGCAAACGGGCCGCGCCAGTTTACTCTTATTTTTCCTAAATTTACTGTAGTTACGGCCATGTTTTATCCTATATTCAATATTTAGCTAGTAAATGTAGCTATTAAATTTCCGCTTGCATCTACGCTGTAATTGTAAATATCTGTTCCAATATCTACCATCACATACGAACTGTTCTGTCCGTCAGTAGTGTAGTTAAATGCTTGTCCTGTAGTGACTGTATAAATTAAATTGTTGTTTCCATCTAGTGCAAATGCATGTACTGCGGTTGCTTGTGGTGGTGTTGCACTGATAACACCACTACCGTTAATTGTTACTGTAGTTCCGTCAACTTTAACACCGCCAAGTTGAGAAGTAGTTGCTGTGGCTAGTCCAATAGTACCGCTTGAATTTGTGATGCCGCTTGTTCCTACTACAGGAATAATTACACCACCTAGTACCGTTGTACTAGCAGTTGGAGTTGTTGCGCTAATAGTAATACTAGCTGTACCGTCAAAACTCACACCGTTGATTGTTCTTGCAGTTGCTAGTTTTGTTGCTGTGGCTGCATTACCTGCCAAAATATAAGTTGCTAATGTAGTTGCTGTAGTTCGTTTACTGACCGGTGCGCCACTAACGTCAACAACTGGTAAAACAACTGTGCCGTCTACAACTGTTAATGGTGGTAATTGCGAAATTTTAATTGGCATAATCTTAGCCTATAACAAACGTTAACGGCGTTCCTCCGGCAGTATTAAGATCAATTTCTTTATCCAGTGCCAGTATTTCTTCTTTGCCAGCGGATAATAATGCTGTACCGTTGAGAGTGATTGGGCTACCAGGCCCTGCAATACTACCAAACTTACTGCGAGCTTCGCCTAGCATTAGTTTACAAGTTGCCAGCGTATAATCACGGAACCATTGCTTGGCATAAATGTCTTGTAACAAGACAAAGTCCGGGCGGAAATTATGACAACGTACTAATATTTGCTCGCCTGCGGCAAACGGACGTTGTAATATTGTCAGCGTGTGACTGGTTGTCTTCCACTTGAATTCAATATAACTACCAAACATGCGTCCCACTAATTTTTGGTAACCTGCAAACAGTTCGTATGTTGCTAGGCCACCCATCGTGCTTCCGTTTAACAAATATGTGTTTGTGTACGCCAAGTTGAACGGCTCGAACAATGTTCCGCCTGCACCCATACCACTTCGACTGCCTATTGATCGTCTAAATACACTTTGTACTTCTACTACTTCGTTAGGTAATCGATATTCGTTTACGTCCTGCTGTAATTCTAAAAACATGTAGCTTTCTTCTACCGCATTACTGCTACGTTGGCGATACCTGTTTATTGCACGATCTAGTGCTGTTTCGTAATGCTTAGGATCTAGTTCTACTTCAACCATTCCGTCGCCCAGCATATCACGAACGTAATCGAATACTTTATTGCGTTCTATAACACTCTCGGATTGCCCGGGATCTGAAGGGTATGTATCTGCCATAATTAGTTCTCCACTCATATTTATCTAACGATAAATATCATATGCCAAGACTTTCCTTATACAAGCCCGAGCGTGGGCAAGATTACAAATTTATAGATCGCCAAGTAAGCGAGATGTTCCAAGTTGGGGGTACAGACGTCTATTTGCACAAATATATAGGTGTTTTAGACCCTACAGACAACACGCAAACATTACCTGTAACTGCTATTCAAGACGTGGTATTTTTAGAAAACCGTGATAGAAAATACGACTCTAGTATCTATAAAATACGTGGATTGTATAACGTACAGAATATAGACTTTAATTTAAGTCAATTTGGCCTGTTTATAGACAATGATACAGTTTACATGACTGTACATATTAATGATTTTATCAAGTATATAGGGCGTAAACCCATAAGTGGTGACGTGATAGAACTGCCGCATTTGCGAGATCAGTTTGCATTGTTCGATGCAGATGTTAGTTTGCCACGATATTACACTATTGAAGATGTGGGCCGAGCTAGTGAAGGGTTTAGTGCTACTTGGTTCCCACATTTATACAGATTAAAACTGAAGAAAATAACAGCTGGTCAACAATATGCTGACATTCTTAATCAAGTTGCGACCGATGTTAACGGTGATCCGGATCCAAGCGGTACAACTTTAAAAGATTTACTCAGTACTTACAACCAAGAAATTGCCATTAACAACAGCGTGTTATCTGAAGCCGAAGCTAATGCAAGTCAAAGCGGATACGAAACTAGACAATTTTATACTCTAGCAGTTGATGACAAGGGTCGTGCTAGTTTGCAAACCGCAGACGAAACTGAGTTAGATGCTAGTAATGCATCTTATGCATCAAGTAGCACAGAAAATAAACCTCAACGTACAGGCTATACAGGCTATCTTGTCGGAGATGGATTTCCCGCTAACGGCTATGACTTTGGACACGGTATTCAATTCCCAGAGTTACCAGGTAAAGATGATTTCTTCCTGCGTACAGACTTTTTACCCAACAGACTATTCCGCTTTGACGGAGTACGATGGATTAAAGTTGAAGATGCTGTACGTATGAATATGACTAACAACGACACACGTCAAACACTAAAAACTAGTTTTATTAACAATACCAAGTACTTGTATGATCAAGCTGTTGTTATAGACTATGTTGTATTAGCAGTTGGTAATACAAATTTTGTTACAGAAGTTGCCGCTCCGGTTGTAGCATTGTACCTAGTGTTGAAATTAGATGCATTTGAAGTTGCATACACTATAGCAGATCATCCTGGACTTATTACATCACTGGGCGGTAAGGTTAAAGTTACATTGCCAACAGGCGACACTATAAATTATTCTGGTACCTGGCGAATTAGTTTCTGCAACGGCAGAGAAGAACAACGTCAATCGTTATCAAAAGTTCTTAAATATAAACCAGAGGCGGATCTATAATGCAGTTCTTTTATGATGGTCAGATAAGACGCTACCTAGTACAAACTATTCGTGTATTAAGTAATTTTGTAGTGAGATACGGAGATGGTAGTCTAGTACGTGTTCCGGTCATGTACGGCGATATGGATCGCCAGGCTGCAAGTATACTTCGTAACAATTCAGAAAACACAGTTAACAGTGCTCCGAGAATTGCAGTTTATATTACTGGTTTAGAATTGGACAGAGACAGATTAAGTGACAGCACCTACGTAGGAAAACTGCATGTGAGAGAACGCAACGTTGATGCCAACTCAAATTATGTACAGGGCCAGGGTAAAAATTATACTGTTGAAAGACTAATGCCTACACCGTTTAAACTTACAATGAAAGCTGACATTTGGTCTACTAGTACAGAACAAAAATTACAAATATTAGAACAGATACTTGTACTATTCAATCCAAGTTTAGAATTGCAAACAACAGACAACTATATTGACTGGACTAGTTTAAGTGTACTAAACTTAACCGGCACTAGTTGGTCTAGTAGATCCGTGCCATCAGGTGCTGATACCCCGATAGACATTGCCACACTAAGTTTTGAAACTCCTATATGGATTAGTCCCCCGGTTAAAGTTAAACATCTTGGTGTTATTACCAATATCATTACCAGCATATATGAAAGTGTTACTACATCTGAAGATGCTTATATTGAAGGATTAGGACAACCACTAGGCGGTACTACTACAACATTAGCTGGACTATTATCCAGACAATCAGTCACTATAGATGATTTTGGTATTGCGGTGCAAGGCAATCAAGTGATCTTGATATCAGATATTAAACACGAAAGTCGACTTGCTAACATAGACGAATTAACGACCTACCAAGGTATGTCACAACCATGGGATGACATATTTGCTAGATATCCAGGAAAATTTACAGCAGGATCTACAACTATATTTTTAAAACAAGTTGACGGTTCAGATGTAGTAGGTACCGTGGCAATTAATCCCCTAGACGAAACTAGACTTGAAGTTAGTTGGGATAAAGATACATATCCTAGAACCAACGGTATTGACAGTAATGGGCTTATTGATCGTATTGACATAGACTATGACGGTGCTGGTAGCTATCGTCCAGGCAGTCCCGGCACATTTGATGCTATCATTAATCCGCTAACTAAAGGTCCAAGAGGTGCAGGTTTACCTAATCCCACTGCTGGTATGAGGTATCTTATTATTGAAGACATTGGCAACATTGATAATATTGATGGAGCAGATGCATGGAAATCTAATGCCGGTGACGATTTAGTTGCTCATGCTAATGACATTATAGAGTGGGACGGCGATCAGTGGAATGTAATATTTGACAGTGTTCACAAACAAGACATCATCATATATCAAACGAATATATATACAGGAATACAATACATGTGGAATGGTGTATCCTGGATTAAATCGTTTGAGGGTGAATACTTACAAGGACAATGGAGAATAGAACTTTAACAGATCAGATTGTTTGTAGCGGAGCATTGTTCTACGCCAAAGCAACACGGCGATTTTTACTGTTACAAAAAGCCCAAGGCAAACACACAGGTACTTGGGGACTCGTAGGTGGCACAAACTTACAGAATGAAAATCCATGGCAGGGATTACAACGAGAAGTTACTGAAGAAATTGGATCAATGCCGCTAGTGTTAAAAACAATCCCTATAGAAACTTTTGTTTCAAACGATAAAATTTTTAATTTTCACACTTATCTATGTGTGGTAGAAAATGAATTTATCCCAGTACTAAGTGATGAGCATATTGCTTGGGCATGGTCTACAATAGATTATGCCCCAAAGCCCCTACATCAAGGGCTTCGTAATAGTTTTTCAAACAAGACAATTCGTACTAAATTACAAACTATATTTGATATTATCGAATTAATTTAACCGGTAAACGACCAAGCAGTTGTTGAACTGAATGGCTGGCGTAAAACCTTGTTTGGAGCACTTTGCAAACTTTGCAAATCTGTGTATGTGCCAGCAGTGTCGCTTAATCTAGCAGTAGACGATGATGTAGATATCCAATTGGCAACTTCGGCCTGATTATACTCAGGACGAGCTTCTAACAAACATGCAACAACTCCTGCCACTTGCGGTGCAGCCATGCTGGTTCCACTGATCTTTGTGGCTTTAAAACTGGCATTGTCAGGATACGCAACACTGTCGTTAGCAACTTCAAGAGTTGATCCCACTGGAATAGCACCCATAATTTCTTCGCCCGGTGCCCATACACTTATTCCCGGCCCGGAATTACTAAAAAAATTCTTACCTTCTGGATCAGCAATTTTTACAGAACCCACAGTGATTACTCCTGATGTGTTACACGGAGTTGCTCCTCGATGATAGTACGTTGTTCCAAGAACACTATCTGTATAATAGTTGTTGTAATCTGTGCCGCCGCTCACATCAATTTTGTGAGCATCATTGCCAGCTGCCGCTACCAAAATAACGCCAGCATTAACACAATCCAAAATATCAGCATCAACTGAAGAAACACGTACTGGATGATAATAACGTGTTGGGAGTGTTAGTCTGTTGTAAATTGTGCTTACCATTCCGTACAAACTTTGTGCTGTGGTAGCAGTCCACGGAGTTCCTCTATAATTTCCGCCAGTAATATTTTCATAAACTTTGTAATATGCCCAACTCATATTCACCACTGTGGGTCGTTTGTAACCTAAATTTGTATTTGATTTTAAATTATGCCAAGCTCTGATCAAGTTAAAACTTGCGCTTACACCAAATGCCGCAGGATTATCTAGTATAGCTATTGAATAAATGTTTGCGGCTTTGGCCCAGCCATATAATCTCCCGGCTGCTGTGCTGGTAACATGCGTTCCATGCCCGTCTGGATCTGTATAATGATTGGCAGCTTGAGTGTATGTACTAGTTAGTCCAGCAACTGTGGGCCAGTTAACTTGTTGTAGTCTACTAGCAGTGCCGTCAAATGTTAACCATTCTGGATGTGTTACCAGTATTCCACTGTCTTGAATAACAACATCAACTCCGTTGCCTGCTACCGGAAATCCGTGTGTAAAATTAATATCCGTATTAATTGAAGAAAACGGATTCGTAGCGTTGACACAAGCAGGAATACCCCAGTTGTAATGTGTATTATCAAGAACGTTGGTTTTTGAATATAGTCGAGTAGTGTCAACTGATGTTCCTTTTAAAATAAATCCATTTTCTGCTTTCGTGCCGTATCGAACGTCTAAAATTCTAGGATCTTGTTTTAAAAGTTCTGCTTCGCCGAGTGTTAACACAAAGTCAACGTTGCGTAAACTATCAGGTTTTTCGTTGAACAATTCAACTGCCCTGTTGGGCATGAACTCATTGTGATTAGTTCCGCTAACCATGTCGTCAATAAATGAGTCTACATCAACTCCAAGATTTAATGTGACAACCGCTTTGTTTTGATCTTCTGTACTCATTGTTTAAATTCCTGTTGTGTCGGCGTTGTAGAAATATTCGCCAGTGCCGTCGTTGGTGTATGCTCCGCCGTTAATACTCCATTGTAAGTATTGTCCGCCAGCTCCGCCATTGTTACCAGTCATAAATCTTATGGGATAATATACCCCTGCTGTTAGATTTATGTTTCCACTGTATGTGTATGCGGCTCCTCTAAGTCCTGGTTGGGCTATGATTGCGTTGCTGGTGGTATAACCGCTCACAGCAGTATCACCTATCCATAAATAGCCAGCATCGTCACTTGCTATTCCAAAATTGTATCTAGCAGTCGAGGGTGCTAAGAAATAACCTAAGTATTGATAACTTGTTGTAAGAGTGCCCAATGTTGATGCTATATTGTTTGTTGCGCCGACCGGTGTCATTGCAGTAAAAAAGTTAACATCGTCATTCCAATATCCTGCTTGACTATATTGATACAGGCCTGCTACAGGATAGATTGTTCCTCTAATGACTATTGTATCAATTTGAAAGTCATCAGCAGCCGTCAAGCCAAGATCAATTCTGATACCTGTAATAGTGCTAGTGGTCCAATCTGTTCCGCCGACAGCTAGGCTTCTCATGTCAATGGTTACCCATTGGAATGCTCCGCCATAGGTTGGTTCGGTAAATTGAGCATAAAATAATGCGCTTTCAGTATGTCCGGCTGTGGTATAAAATATTTTTCCATCCCATCCTGTTCCGGCAGTTCTTAGTAGTCTAATTTGTACATATGGATATTGACTGCCTGCAAAATTAACAGTTCTACGTATTATAGGATCAACAGCGGTGGAATTCAATGTGACAAAAGTTGCGCCAGCTGTTAGCGTTGCATTGGCCGCTGAAAAAGATTCAAGAACACTGGTAAAATCATAGAGGAATGGCGTGGCGGCAGTTGCTACTCCGTTAGGAACTAGTGCGTTGGCTTTGCTGTATGCGCTGGACATACTGATAGCTCCAGACGCAACTCCTAATAGTGTTCTAACAGCTGATTCATTTAATGACGTGGCAGTTGTGGCAGTTCTGCCCAACTCCAAAGCAATGGATTGTCCAGCAGTTGCTCCTGCTAAACTGATTGCGCCCGATGCATTCAGTGGCATTGATTAACGTCCTCTCAGTGCGGCAATTTCTGCACGTAACAATTCAATTTGTGCCTGTTGTTCTTTCATAGCTTCAATCAACAAGCCAACTGTGTTGCCATAAGCAACACTTAACATGCCTTCTTTGTCTGCCAACACTGCTTCTGGCAAAACTTTTAGTAAATTTTGTGCCACAAGACCAGTACCACGTTCACCGTTGCTTTTTCTTGTGAATGTTACACCATTCAACTGCAAGACTTTGTTCAATGCATCAGGTATAACTTCAATATTTTCTTTTAATCTTTCATCTGAGTAAGCAGTCACGTTGGCAGTGGCAGTAAAGTTTCCAGCTTGATCCCATTGTAATAACCATGCATTATCTGCGGCATTGTATATGCCTTGTGCTGTTGTGGTCATCATCAGTGTGCCACACAATGCGTTGGCAGTGTTTCTAAATGAGATACCACTCCAACCGTTCTTTTCACCTTGGATGGCAACAGCACCATATAAACTTGCTGGTGTTCCAATAATTGGTGTAATACCCAATCCAGTTTTTACATGGGCAAGACTTGCTTTACGATAAAAGTTATCTCCAGCGTTGGTTACAATAAACTGACTAATTGTGGGATTTTCGCTCGCTCCAGTATTGCTATTAATATAGTTTGTGTACGCATATCCGCTGCCGTCTGTACGGACAAATGCGTTTGCGCCTGGTGCTACACTTGCGTTGGGAACAGTTACTCCGTTAAAGTTTCCGGCATGTACACGACCTGTAACGCCTAATCCTGCTGAAATCCTAACTGCGCCAGTTACAGTACTAGTTGCGGCAGAGCCAGTACCGGTAAATGTAAACGAAGTCAAACCGCTAACTGTTCCGCCAGCAAAGCCAGTAGCGTTAACACCTGTTAAGTTTGATCCGTCACCGTAAAATGCTCCGCCATATATATTTC